TTCAGTAATATCACCAAACAGAGGTGCTGTTTATGGTAGAACAGTTTGCCAAGATAATAGGAGAGTATTCTTTTATGCTGATGATGGTTTCTTTGAAATTAATGGTGATAATGTAGTTGCAATAGGTGCTGAAAAAGTTAACAGATTTTTTGATGTAGATTTAAACAAAGCATTTTCTGATAGGATTTGTGCAGCAGTTGATCCCTTTAATCAACTTGCTATGTGGTTATACCCATCCGCACAAGATACAGCAAATACAACTGGTATTTGCGATAAAATTATTATTTATAATTATGCGACTCAAAAATGGTCAACGGCTGATGCTAGTGCTAGTACAATATTTTCACAGTTTGTTGGTGCATACACAGTAGAAACAATGGACTTATTATCTGAAAATTTAGAACAAATAAATATTGCTTTAGACACTGCTTTTTGGAATGGCGGTCAAAAACTATTAGGAGCAATAGATAATAATTTTAAAGCCTCTATTTTTTCTGGTACACAAAATCAAGGAACAATAGAAACTAGACAATTAGAGTTGTTTACAGGACACAGAAGCAGTATAACCAATGTTAGACCTATTGTTGATGCCTCTGCAACTGTAACAGTAAAAACTAAAGAAAGATTAGCTGATACAGAAACGGAATCCTCAGTATCAACCATGAATGATAGTGGGGATAATCCTGTAAGAGAATCAGGTAGATATTTTAAAATAAAGGTAGTAACCCCTAGTGGTGTGGCTTGGACTCATGCTCAGGGAGTAGATATTATTGCTACAAAAATTGGTTTAAGATGACGGATAAAACTGATATAGATAATGTTAGATACAGTTTTGAAACTCAGGAGTTTTTTCAAAGACAAATTGAAGAAGCTATCAATACATTAATTAATGAAAAGAATACTGAAAACAATAAGGCATATTCTTGGTTTTTAGGAGATTAGATGACAAGTAACATAAAAGATTATTCAACAACCCAATCATCAAATACAACACTTAATACAATAAATGTTGGTGAGGGAATGTTACCATCAAATCTTAACAATGCCATTAGAGCATTGATGAAGAATACTAGAGATTGGTTTAATGATGCACAATGGATTGAGTATGGTGATGGAGACGGAACTTATACAGCAGCTTATGCAAGTGGAACTTCTTTTACAATAAATGGTTCAGATGTTACTTCAATCTATCATGCAGGAAGAAGAATAAAATTAATTGCATCAACACCTGGCACAATCTTTGGTACAATATCAAGTTCATCTTTTTCTTCAAACACAACTGTAAATGTAACTTGGGATAGTGGTTCATTATCTAATGAAGCAATTACAAATGTTTACATAGGTGCTTTATCAAAAACAAATAGCTCAATACCAACAGATGTTTTAGGTGCAGAAAATTTACAAAGCAATTCTGTTACTACAGCTAAAATAGCAGATGATGCAATTACTAATGCAAAGATTGCGGACAACGCAGTACAAGCAGCACAAATAAATGCTAGTGCTGTAACTGAAGCTAAAATAAATGCTGCTGCTGTAACTACAACCAAAATTGCTGACACTGCAATAACTACTGCTAAAATTACAGATGCAAATGTAACAGAAGCTAAACTTGCAAGTAATGCAGTTAGCACAGCTAAGATAGCTGATGATGCAGTAACGATTGGTAAGATTGCAGATGCAGCCATTGTAATTAATTCAGAACAATCTACACACACACCAGATGATAATACTTTTTATACAACATCAGCAGCTAACAGTAGATTTATAAATGCTGATACATCTGAACTTATTAATTCAGGTCAGTCATGGTCTTCTTCAGATAGTTTTATTGCAACCACAGCAGCAATAGATGCAAGAGTTATAGACCTAGTAGATGATGTTGGTGGTTTTGTTCCAATAGCAAATGAAACAAGTTTTCCAAACACTAACCCTGATGTTAATGATGGTGTTGGCACAATCGTAAGTGTTAAAGCACTTGCAAGTAGTCATACAGCTAGTGGCTCAGGTGTCATAACAATATCAAACGGAACTGTAGGTGGTTCAACTGTAACTTTAAATGGACTAAGTGCTAGTGAAACTTTACCAGCAGGATTCGGTATTTTAGTAGAATCAACAACAACACAACACACATATAGTTTTCACAGATTAGTTCCTAAAGCGACAGAGGTTACAACAGTAGCATCTAAATCAACTGAGATAGGAAGACTTGGTACAGCAGACGCAGTATCAGACATGAATACATTAGGAACTACACAAACAGTTTCTGATATGAATACACTTGCAGCAATAAGTGGATTAGATACTCTAGCATCTAATTCAGCTAATGTTACAACAGTTGCTAATAATATATCAGGTGTAAACAGCTTTGCTGAAAGATACAGAGTAGCTTCATCTGCTCCTTCAACAAGTTTAGATGTTGGTGATTTATATTTTGATACAACAGCTAATGAATTAAAAGTTTACAAATCATCAGGATGGGCAGCAGCAGGTTCAACTGTTAATGGAACATCAGCAAGATTTAAATATACAGCTTCAGCTAGTCAAACAACTTTTACTGGTACAGATGATAACGGAAATACACTTGCTTATGATGCAGGGTTCATAGACGTATATTTAAATGGTGTAAAATTGGTCAATGGTACTGACGTAACTGTAACATCAGGTACATCAGTAGTTCTAGCATCAGGTGCAACTGCAAATGACATTATAGATATTGTTGGTTTTGGAACATTTAATGTAGCTTCTATTGCAGCTTCATCTATTACATCAGGCACATTAGCTGATGCAAGATTACCTACAACAATGGCAGGTAAAACATTAACAGGTGCAACTGTTACAACTGTTTATAATGGTTTGATTGCTGGTGGTGATGGTAGTTCTAATGATGGTCAGATACAATTAAACTGTTCACAAAATTCACATGGTGTAAAAATTAAAGCACCTCCACATAGTGCAGGTCAATCTTATACTTTAACTTTACCACAAAGTATTACTAACGATTATTTTTTAAAAACAGATGGTTCAGGTAATTTATCTTTTGCAGAAGTACCTCAACCGACTACACCAACTGTAGCAGATGTTTCTCAAACGATTGCACCAGCTACAGCAACAACAATAAATATTACAGGAACAAATTTTTCAGGCATACCAAGAGTAGAGTTTATAAAAACAGATGGAGCAGTTACAACAGCAAATACAGTTAGCTTAAGTAGTGCTACAAGTTTATCTGTTAATGTTACTTTAGCTTTAGGTAACTATTATGTTAGAGTTGAGTTAGAAAATGGTAGAGCAGCAAGAAGCACTAATGCAATACTTACAGCTTCAACTGCACCAAGTTTTTCTACAGCAGCAGGTTCTCTTGGAACTATAGCTGGTGATTTTTCAGGAACAGTTGCGACAATTGCTGGATCATCAGATACAACAATAGCTTTTTCCGAAACAACAAGTGTATTAACTAACGCATCACAAGCAAATTGCACTTTAAATTCATCGACAGGTGTGATAACTACTACTGACTTTGGCGGTGCAAGCACAACACCAACAACTTACAATTTTACTTTAAGAGCTACGGATGCTCAGGGACAAACGGCTGATCGAGCGTTTAGTCTAACATCATCATTCGGAGCTACAGGCGGAGGACAGTTCAACTAATGGCTAGTGCATATTTAACAAGAGCAATGAATGGAAATAGTACAACTACAGGTACTATTAGTTTATGGGTCAAAAGAACAAATATAGGTCAACATGTTATCTGTTCTTTTTGGGAAGATAGCAGTACATATCAAAGACTTCAGTTTGATAGTCAAGATAGATTAAATTGGAAAATTTTTGATAATGGTACTCTTTACGGACAAATAACTTCAACTGATAAATTTAGAGATACAAATGGTTGGTATCATATTGTTTCTAGAGTTGATACTACACAAAGTACATCATCAGATAGAGTAAGGCTTTATGTAAATGGTGATATTATAACTAATCTTGATGATACAAATTATCCAACACAAAACAGAAATGTAAAACAAAGTGCTGTTCCTTATATTGGTTCAGAGGGAACAATAACTTCAGCAAGATTTGATGGATGTATGACACATGTTCATTACACAGATGCTGCTTCTAATGCTCCAACTGTATTTGGTGAAACAGATGCAACTACTGGTCAGTGGAAAATTAAAACAAATATTTCTACAACATATGGAGCTAAAGGTTTCTTTATTTTAAAAGATGGTAATTCAGGAACAGATCATTCAGGAAACTCAAATACTTTTACAGTAAGTGGAACAATAACAGACATGGTAGATTCACCTAGTAATATTTATAATTGTTGGAATAGACTAAACGAAGGTTCAATAAGTGGTATTCAAACTAATGGTTGGGGAAATGTAGGAAGCTACGTAGCAGCAGTCGCTGCCAATCAAAATAGAAGTTTTGGTTCAACTCTAGCTTTTCCAGGAACAGGTAAATTTTATTGTGAATTTAAAGTTGGAAATTTAGGCACTTATTATGGAATAGGAATTGGTGAAGCTGAGGCTATGGGTAGTAATGTTTTAAGTTCAGGACAAGTTAAATTTTCTGATAACGCTAAAGGTTGGAGTTATAAAAATAATGGTAAAAAAGAAAATGGAGGTTCTGAAGCAACTTATGGTGATACTTATACGAGTTACGATTATCTTCAGATAGCTTATAATAATGGTACTTTATGGTTTGGTAAAAATGGTACTTGGCAAAATTCTGCGACTGCATCTGAAATAGCAGCAGGAACTACAACAAACTCTGCTTACACTGGTTTAGACACATCACAAGAATATTATATAATGTTTGCTGGTTATAATGATTCTATGGTAGAAATGAATTCAGGTAACGGATATTTTAGAACCACTGTTGCTGGATCAAACAATCCATCATCAGGTGATACGGCAGCTAAATTTAAATATACAGTTCCAACTGGACTACAACCAATATCAACAAAAGGATTTAACCAATAATGGCTTATACAACTATAAATAAATCAACGGATCATTTTAATACTCAAGTTTATACAGGAACAGGAAGTTCTAATGCACAAACTGGTGTAGGATTTCAACCTGATTGGTGTTGGTTTAAAAATCGTAGCACAGCAGATGGTCATAGATTAGTTGATGCAGTAAGAGGTGCTACAAAAGAAATATATGCTGACAATATAAGTTATGCTGAAACAACTGAAGCTCAAGGTTTAAAAACATTTGACTCAGATGGATTTACTGTAGGAACTGCTGGTGATTATAATGGCAGTGGAAATAATATTGTTTGTTGGAATTGGAAAGCTAATGGTCAAGGTTCAGCTAATACAACTGGAACAATAAATACTACTTACACTTCAGCTAATACTACAGCAGGATTTTCAATAATTAAGTATACAGGTAATGGTTCTACAGGAACAATTGGACATGGGTTAGGAGTTGCACCTAATGTTATGTTTGTAAGACAAACAAGTTCTACTAGCCAAAATTGGTATGTTTATCATAGTTCACTTGGTGCAACAAAATATTTACATTTAAATAATACAGCAGCAGTAGGAACAGCAAGTTCAGTTTGGAATGATACAGCTCCAACTTCAAGTGTAATAAGTTTAGGAACAGATACAGCACAATCAGGAACATATATTTGTTACGCTTTTGCAGAAAAAAAAGGATTTAGTAAGGTTGGCACATATACTGGTAATGGAAATGCTGATGGGGCATTTATTTATACTGGATTTAAACCAGCTTGGGTATTGATAAAAGCATCATCAAGAAGCACTGATAACTGGGTTATTTTGGATAATAAAAGAAGTACTTATAATCCAGCGAACAATGGATTATTTCCTAATAGCGGTAGTGCGGAAGGCACTGGTTATAAAAGAGATTTTTTAAGTAATGGATTTAAAATAAGAGAATCAGGTGCTAATCAAAATGGATCAGGTCATACATTTACATACATAGCATTTGCAGAAGCACCATTAGTAGGAACTAACAACGTACCAGCAACAGCAAGGTAATTAATTATGACAAAAGCAAGAGATTTAGCAAACTTTGTATCAGGAACTAATAGTGCAATAGGCACTACACAGATTGATGATGATGCAGTAACTAATGCTAAGATAGCAAACGAATCAATTACGATAAATGGTTCTGCTGTTAATCTTGGTGGTTCTGTTACAGTTGGTGAAACAAAACCTACAATCTCTAGCATAAGTCCAACAGTTATTGAAAATACACAAACATCTGTTACAATAGCAGGAACAAACTTTGTATCTGTTCCAACTGTAGAAG